GTCGCGACAATCACAGGTTCGGGTGTCCTACAACACGCCTACGTCCTGCAGTAGATCACTGCTTTCTTAACTTTCGCAGCCGCGGTTTTTAAGCCGCCTCACCGTAGCCCGACGTCGGGGCGTACTAATGCACCGGCCCAGAGCCCCCTAGGTTCAAAACCATCACAGGGAGTCCCTTTTTCTTCTTAGCTTACCGCGGAGGGTTCCAACCTCCATGACGCAGGGTAACTCCTTTCGGGAGCCCCATGTCACGGCAGTCCTAAGCCTCAAGGCCGGGACTTTCCGCACAGACCACATTTCCGCTCGCCGGACTACGTCCCATCTACCTTGTCTTCTTGACGTCTATCAGGACCACCCCGTTGTCATGCTCAGAATACGGCGGAAGATCTTCCTCGACCTCAATCATGAGGGGAAAAGTCTCCTTCCGAGGTACCCTCGGCACGAGATACCAACGCCGAGTTTCGGCCCAACTAGCACGACTGGTCGAACAATTCTCACCAAACCCCGAGAGGTAAGGTTTGAAATTGGGACTAGTCGGCCTGATGAGCGACATTTTCAATTTAAACTCGAGTTCTGATCTTTTACAACGGGAAGCGAAGTCCACTCCCCACTTCCACGCCGCAAGCTCCATTGCACTCACTTTCCTATCTTCTTTTTTCAACGTATCCGGATCAACAAATGTGCAGCCGTCACGGGGGACGACTACGTTGTGATCGGGACCTAACTGAGGTAACTCTTCAGAAGGCGGATCCAAACGGAGGTTCCACTTACGAGTCAATCGCCACGCGAGATCTCCACGGAACCCAAGTTCTAACGTACTCAACCTATATTGCTTCAAAGACGGTAAATGCCACCTAAAAAACTCAAAGCCAGCTCTGAACCTGCTAGGACCGTGGATGCCCCGAAGGAAATCCTCGTAAGTCTTGCAGAGTGAAGTGATGTCTCCACACTCCCTAAGCATACCAAAGCGCAACGTTTGGCGCACTTTATATTTTCCCTTTTCGCGAACTACTAAGGTAGAATTAAGCGAACCATAATTAGCTGATACACTCGTTTTTGTCTTCTCAACTTCCAAGCCTAGCTGCGACACTACGTCCATCCACTGCTGAGAGAACTCAGGAGAGGAACGGAAAAGTATGTCGTCGCCGTTGATCTTACAGGGCATGCCTCTACCCCCGGCCCAAAGAAATGCCATCCTATTCTGGATGCATAACAAAGGGAAAGAAAGGTAAGAGCCCATCATCTGACCAACGCTAGGCGTAAAATCGAGATTATTTTCAAGGCTATACAAGTTAGGCCGCATGATGTCTAAGGCAGCTTTCATAACCGACTGCGGCACAGAGACCGTAGAAGTACAGATAGTTGCAATGATCATCTCGGCGACCTCAATACTGAGGTTGTCGGTTGCAGACTTGTAATCGCCAGAGGTGAGGACCTCTCCTTCAACATACCTAAAGTCACTCAGCGAATCGGTAGTAACGTCCCCGCGATTGAGCCAACCTTGCTTTGACAATCTGTCATAAATAGCCTTATGAAGAGGCCGTAGACAGAGAGTATCAGCAGAAAACTTAGTCAATGCGCGAGGCTTACCAGCCGACTGAACGACAATCATCTTCGCCCGACAATCGAGATCAAACTCCACATCACCGAGGCAAGCCTCGAGGAAAGAAGAATGATCCATGCCGGATCCTAACGATCCGCCGTCCTGCCTAGAGGACTCAGTGGTAGAAGAAAGAGGGGGCGAGGTGGAGGTAACGTGGTCCTCGTAGAGGCCTCTGTCCCATCCAACAGGAAAAAGTTTGCGCGTTTCCTGCTGGACGAACGGAAGGTAGCCTCGAGGGAGTGACCGTGGGGGCCGAGAAAGGGCAGACTTAAGGCCGTGCAACATCGTGGCCTCCATACACCGACAACTGTCGGGTAGGAGCTTCTTGATTGATTGCCAGGCCATAATCTGTTCCTGATCCTCGGAAGGGCACGTTCCAATAAGGGCCTTGATCTTTTTTGCATAGTTACTACAAGTAGTAACCTGCCGAAGATCATAGTCCCGAGTTGGCTGCTGGAAAATGCGCTCCCACGTCTTGATGGCTCGCTCGACCGTTTTACCGGTACGAGCCTGATAGACGCGGCATTGCCGCGCAGCGGGTTGTTCATTTCTTAAAGACATGTAAAGCTGTATACAGTGTTGTCCAGAAGAAGCAACCTAAGGTCTCAATAAG